CGACAAAGTAAGACAATTACAGATCAAATCCGATATCAATTCTGGTTAAGTTTTGGTATTCTGCCTGCCGCACAGATAGTTCTGGAAGAGCATTACAACAATTATGCTATGCAGGTTGGTGAATCTAGCAATAGATTCATCCCCTTACCCTTATAATTGGGTCTTCTCCATAAAGCGCCCAAAACTGTTACTTCAGTGCTAAACAAAACGCCAAGAGACTGCACGGAGCGCATGGGAGTGAGAAGATGTACAGTCCCGTTCAATTCATCGGCGGGATCCAATACACGATGAATAAAAGTAAGAACAAGAGTAAGCAGGTTAAGACTCCCGCTAAACAAAAGTCTAAGAAAACTCCATTTGCTGACGTAGGTCAAGTTGTAGGGCGAGCTGCCGGGAATCTTCTCGGAGCCCCTCAATTGGCTGGGGTCGGAAAGTGGTTGGGCTCAGGAATTGGATCCATATTTGGTTCTGGTGACTACACTATGTGTGGTCCCAAACCTAGCTACAACATCCTCCAAGGTCAAGTGCCACAATTTAGTTCAACACACGCAACTAATATTGTTTCACATAGAGAATATCTTGGTGATGTTGCTGGAACCACTGCCTTTGCGAACAACACCTACCCATTGAACCCAGGTATGGCTAAGACATTCCCCTGGTTATCAACAGTTGCTGTTAATTATCAACAATATAAGTTTCATGGTTTGATCTTTGAATTTCGTCCATTGTTGACTGATTATGTAACTAGTGGATCACCTGGAGTTGTCTGTTTGACCACCAATTATAATGCAATAGAAACTGCTTATACAACACGCCAAGAAGCTGAAAATGCTGAATTTGCTGTTAGTACTAAGCCGACACAAGGTTTATTGCATATGATTGAATGTTCTCCAACCGAAACTCAGTTCAACATACATAACATAAGAGCGGGTGCTATCTCCGGTGACCTGCGTTCTTATGATTATGGGTTGACTCAGTTTATAACTCAAAATAACCCTTCCGGAAATCTCGGCGAGTTATGGGTCTCATACACTGTAGAGTTCTTTAAACCAATCCTTTCTTTGGAAAACAATTATGTCGCTGCTGCAAGTATGCATCTATCTAGGTCTGCATGTACTGGTCCATCTCCATTCGGAACAATTAATGTCGGTGGGTACGGAACTATATCATTCATTCCTGCAACTGATCGATTCACAATGACAAATTTGATTGTTGGAACATATTATGAATTATTAGTAATCTGGACTGCTGCTACGTCAGTTAACATTGCTGCATACGTCACTTCTGGAATGACACCTGTAAATTTGTTGAATTTAGATACTAATTCCGTTGCTAACGTTGGCGCAGGAACTGCAAGTCAGTCAGTTAATCTATTCTTTGTTGCAAACAACACAACAGCTGTATTTCAAATCACCTCGTCAACCATTACCGGTGCTTGTGCTGTTGATGCTTTTGTCAACTCTCTTGATCCAACTGTTACTGCTTAAACTTACTTATGACCACGAAATGTCAATAAACGTACGTAGCACCTGCCCGAAACAGAAGCGTAGAGTACTTCTGTGAGGAAACTGGGGATTCACAACCCCACTATTGGAGTGCCAGAAGGTCTGGTTAACCATCCCTGTGCCTGGGTTAAGGCACTGCTGTCAGATGTAAAGAGGGCTGACCGTTGAGTAACGTAAATCTTAATACCTGCGGAGCGCAACCGTACTACAAACAAGCGGGGTTCGATGAGTGTCCAGATCACTCCGTACTGATCTTAGATCCGGTGATCAAAGTGGCGATCACTGTTGGCTACCCACAAGTCTGCAAATTGCGGCGCGGACTTGTTACAGACATCAACG